AGAAATAGTTTTTCTTAGGATTGCCATCTTTGTCTTTTAAAATTTCTCCCTCATCATCTTTTAAAAATTCTCCCATCTGTTGAAGCTCTAACATTCTTTCTTGATCCTCAGCTGGTACATATTTTCCCCAATCACTTCCACGTAAGATTGGCTCATATTTAGGAAATCTACATCGTCTCCCTAATAAAGTTTTAATCTGACCTTTAGTTGAACCTGCGTTCATAATCTTATTCATAAGTTGTTTAACAAATGGAACTTTAGAATGGTATCTATCAAAAAGTTCTTCAGCTTTATATTTAGTTACACCTAATTCAGCTTGCAGTTTTGCTTTTCCCATTCCATAAAATAATCCAAGATTAATTGTCTTAGCTTGCGATCTAGGTATGTCCGCCATGTCTGCAACAATTTTGTGAAAGTCGGTTGCAGGATCACTCTCATAAGAGTCGGCAATAGTATTGACTGAGGGTAAACCAAATTTTAAAGCATAGTGTGCTACAAGTCTTGGCTCCTGTTGCGAGTAGTCAAAACACCCCCACTGACATCCTTCCTCAGGTATAAATAAAGATCTAATTAATGGTCCAGTATCTGGATCTCGTGCAGGTATTTGTTGTAGGTTTGGATTCTGATAAGAAAATCTTCCGGTAACCGTACCACCATCATCAGATCTTATCTGATTTATTTCTGCATGGATTCTTCCATTATGTTCAAAATTTAAAATAGTATCTATAAAAGTAGTATTAACCTTGTTAATTTTTCTAGCCTCTGCTATCATCTTAACTATTGGATGTTCATGATTAGAAAGAAAATTTTTTGTAAATGAAGGAGAATCAGTTTTTGTCGTACGCTCGTAAGGTAATTTTAATTTTTCAAAAACTTTGGCAATCGATCTTGCTGCCCATATTTGAGTGTCTATTCCTGTTTCTATTTGTACTTGGTGTATTAGTCGTTCTTCTCTCCTGGTCAATTCTTTTTTTAATTGATTGGCTCTTGTCACGTCTACCCGCACCCCTAGGAAACGCATATCAACCAAACAGGGAAAAAGATCTGTCTCAAGATTAAATATATCTTGTAGATCATTTTCAATTAATAATTTTTTAACGTGTTGCCATAACTTAAAAGTTAAAGTAGCATCTTTCTCTGCGTAGGCACCTACCTCTTGAGCAGGTAACATCCACATATCTTTTTTAGGATCAATACCTCTAGCTTTGGCTGCTTCATTTAATGCTCTTTCATTTTTTCCTTCATTTAAAAAATGCCATGCTAAAGTATTTAATGTGTAAGAGAATCTGTTTTCATCTAATAAAGAAGAAGCAATCATAGTATCAACGATTAAACCATTGATTTTTAAACCTAAATTACGAATCCAACATACGTCGTACATAGCATTATGAAATATTTTTGTAGCAGGGCACTCCAGAATATCTTTAAACCATTCTAAAGTTTTAACCCTGTCCATATTGGGCCCTTCTCCATGAGCAATAGGAAAATACCAGCTGTTATTATATGTAGCCACAGCTATGCCTACTACTTCACCTTTGCCTACTACAGCACCTGATCCTCGAGATTTTAATTCAGTATCTCTTGTCTCTAAGTCAATGGCTATTTCATCATAAGATCTTAGATCAGGATATTCTGTATGAGCTACCCATTCCGTCTGTGGTAATATCATTTAGTATCTTTCATTTTTTTAATTTCTAATTCACAGTAATGAATTATTTTTTCTAAGTCTTTTACTTTATCCTTCTGCATATAACGACATGCATACTTAATTACACACCCTTGAAAAAAGGATAGATTGTTTTTAGAAATAAATTCATAAGGTTGAATTTTATATTGACGATAATGTTGAGGTCCTTTGTCTTGGGGAAATAATTTTTCAAAATCATCTTTATGTGTCATAGTTGATACTCCTTTAATTTCTTTTTACTTTTTAATTTATATAGATTATTTCTTGCTCTCGTAATGCCAACATACCACACTCTATTCTCTTCATCTTGTTTGTCAATACTTAATCTAATTCCCTTTTGAACTTTTCTTCCTTGATGTAAAGATAAAATTACATTATCCTCTTCCCCACCTTTTGAAGCATGAATAGTCGATAACCAAATCCGTGCCCGTTCATTTAATTTTTCCCCTGCGCTAATTAAATTTCTGAGATATAAAATTTCTTTTTGATCAGCCACAAAAATATCATACCAAGGAATCTTGGCATCCCATTTTCCATTGGGAATATATTCTCTTACTTCATTTATTTCTTTAGATTCCAATGCTCCTTCCAGTGTCCATTTAGTATAAGCAACAGCAGCATTATGTAATCCTACTTTAAAACTTTTTCCCTTGTTACTTTGATAGTATAAATTTTTCTTTTTTAATTCTTTCATAATTTCTAAGAGATTACTTTTAGTTCTTGTAAGAATAAGCCACTTTCCTGTAGTAAGATCCAGTTGACCTAAATTATTAATCGTAGACGCAAGACCCTCTTGCGCTCGTGGAAGATATTCTTTATGTTTCCTGATGCCTGCTATCCGACTCACGGGTATTTGAGATTCCTGTTGCACGGCTCTTGAAATACGTCTTGAGTATCTTAATACTCGTTCCTTAGCTGGCTCATTAATAAATCTATTAACATCAGCACCAGCCCATGCAAAGATAGCTTGATCATCATCACCGGCTAAATAAATTTGTTCACAATGGTTTTTTAATTTATCATAAAGTTTCCATTGCAACGGAGATAAGTCTTGTGCCTCATCAATAAAGATAGCTTTAAAAGAAGGAATCTTTTCATCAGGTAAATCTAAAATCATTTCAATCATGTCATTAAAATCTAAGATGTGATTTTTCTTTTTAAATTCTTGAAGATTAAGAGCTATATGTTTTAAAACATCCCAATCTATTTCTTTTTTGTCATGTTCATTTCTATCAAACTCTTCACGAATAGTGATTCCTCTATTGATGGCTCTTCCTATTAATTGAAAATAAGGATTATCACACGTAAGAAAATGAGTTTCTTCTTCATTATATTTATCAGAAAAGTTTACACGAATGTTTAATTTTTTACCAAGCTCTTCATAATGATAGGGTTGCATAACTTGTTCATCAGTTAATCCAATTAAATGATAACAGAAAGCATGTAGGGTTTGAAAGTAAGGAACTTTTTTATCTGAAACACCTATTCTAGTTCTAGCTTCGTTTGCAGCTTTTTTAGTAAAAGCAAAGTATCCTATTTTATGATAAGGAGTACCTGTTCTAATATATGCTTTAACTCTTTTAAGTAACCTAAAAGTTTTTCCGGTACCTGGGGGCCCGTATATTTTATTTATCTTTTCCATTGGCCCTTTTAAATGAATCAATTAATGCACCTTTCCATCCAAAATAGCCATGATGAGTTGTTTCACCATCAGCCACTCCATATAATTTAAAACCTGCACCTTTAATTAAATTACAGAAGTTAACATCCTCTCCCCACCACATTCCATCTTTGTCAAATGTAGTATCCCAAAAATTATAAAAATAATTATTTGCCTCAGGGGATATAATTTCTTTTTGTTTTATTTTTAAGTGGGGTAAATCTTTCATTAAGCGTTCATAGACACGTCTATGAATAAGAGTCATTCCGGCTGGGCCTCTAATTAATTCAACCAAACCTTTGTTATCAACATTTATATCTTGATGATCTCTAAACTCTACAGAAAATTTTAAAGATTGATCTTGAGTCTTTTTTCTATAGGGAACACAGATTACATCTTTCTGGGCTACAATCATTCTTCCTACAATTCCTGGCTCAAATTCCATATCAGCATCAATAAATAATTGATAATCCATTCCCGATTCTAAAAACATTGCGGTTAATACATTTCTTCCATATCCTACATAGGGGCATTTAAAAGTATTAATGGTTGATTTTATTTTAGCTGCTGTAAATTTATCCATTAATTTAATTAATGATAAACACGTGGCTACTTGCATGGTATCATATGTAGGCATACATACAGATACACTTGGTATTGGTGTCGTCATACTATAGTCTCCTTATCTTCTATTTTTATTTTTTCATCTGGTATTTCTTCTTTTTCCAAATCACTTATTGGTAGTTTTAAAACCCGTAATGGTGGGAAAGATTTCTCACTTTCTTTTTTGGGAAATCTTTTTTGGCAATCAAAGTCTCCTTTGAAAAATTGTTTGATCATTGTACCTGTACGTGATCTATCTTTATTCCATTCATTTCTTCTTATCTCTTCATAAAATTTATCATAGTCAAAGTAATAAAACTCTTCGTCTTTTAAAACAGCACCACTTTTAAACGCAGCAAAAGTAGTGGCCTGAGGGCCATTTACATAATCGATTATATATTTTTTTAACATATCAATAGGATTAGTTCCGGCTACAGGTTTTAAGTTTTCCATGTTCGCCCAAAGACCATCTAATATAATTTGATACTCATGGTTTTTAATAATAGGTGGAAAGACCGAAGTTTGTTCTGCAATTAAAGCTCTCATTTCTTTCATCTCTGCAATTTTTTTAATATGTTTTGCATGTACCTGTTTAACTTTTCCACTTTCTAAATTTACATTAACCATAAACTCTGGCTCAGGTTTATAATTAATTCTTATTAACCCTGATAATTCTGGCCACGTAGTGCTCCGATGACTACCTATACCATACTTTCTTTTTAAACAAGTTCCTTTTGCACAATAAGATGAAATAGGTAAATCGCTGCATTTAAATCCTTTGGTTTCATTCTTCCAATATTTTATTTTTTCATTTACTTTGTTATCTCCCCACACATCATCATATTCAATATATTTTCTAGCTGCCTCTAATACTTTCTTTTCCCACATTTCAGCAAATTTCTTTTTAGCAAAGACCATGTAGTTATATAAAAATCTATCTCTTTCATCTTTAAGCTTCTTACCATTATCCTCTATTTCTTTACATATCATTTGTAGACAAGGAGGGCCATCATTAAATTCCTCTGGGCCTCCAGTTATAATTTCATTTATTTTTTTACTACTTATTTGTTTTAATGTTTCTTTTGTTTGTAGATTTAAATCTACAACTTTAATAAACTCATCTAATTCCATTTTACTTCCATCAAGTCTATACGCTTTACGCTCGGTGCTTTTGTAATAAGGAAGATTAATAAAACTACCTGATGTTTTTTCGTTATTTTGATTAGTTCCCAACTGTGTTTGTTTAGGAAAAATTTCTGTATTATGGGGAAGTTTAAATAAAAATAATAAGTTTGATAAAAATTCTCTAATTAAAGTAGCTGCTACTTTTTCTTTAGTAAAAACATATATATGAAGTCCACCACTTTTGGATTCAATTGGAATAACCGGTAAATTTTTTTCTTCAATAACCTTTAAATATTTGCGTAACTCAAAATTTTTATAGTCTTTAGGATCAACATCTATAGCACCAAAGCTTGCTTGTGACTGGTCATCGCATGGTTGAATCCCAATTGCTTTTCTTCCACTCAGATGTAATTCATAATCTTGTTCGGTAATAGGTCTTTTAGACCATCCATAATCACCAGGATCAAATTTTAATTTCCCACTCTCTTGTTCAATGTAGCCATTCTGTACATTACAAAATCCGTAATCTCTTTCTAATCCATTAAAATATTTTGCAAATTCTTTCATTTAATTTTTGAATTCCTTATATCTGAAATATGGCAAGATTAAGGGCGGATCCACTCTCGCTTCCCCGCCCTTCTTGCAAGTATCCCATAAGGGAATTAGACTATGTCCTGTTTAGGTTGACCTTGATCATATTTAGGTTTTGCCACACCTTTAGAAACTGATTTCTGAAGTTGTGCTGCTACCTCATAGATCGATGCATCATCCTTATTAGTAACATCAAGATTTCTTACTCTTGATGGTTTATAGACATGCCAGCTTTTACTCCCTGCTGTTTTACCCATCGTGTTTAATCTATAAACAGCTGAATATGTTGCAGGATTAAAAGAGCCTTCAGAATCTGTGAATCTTAAATTCTTAATCAGATTATTCAACTCTCTAGCCGGAGTAAGATTAGAAGATCTCATTGGAACAACTGCTGGTTTTAACTCCTTACCTACTATTGCTAGTACATAAAAGTATGCAGTCTTCTCCACATAATTACCATTAGGTAATCTCCATCTTCCATTTCTTTCCTCAACAGCATCTGCTGGAATATCTATATGAGTTCCAACTGGAGCAGAAGCACTATCGCCTCTCTCCTGCCATTCAGGATATCTAGTTTGTGCATGAGCCACTACTATATCAAGACCCTTATCTCCCTCAATCAGTTGCCCGAAGCCTGATGCATAGATCATTCCCGGTTTTGCACCTGATACATGTTTAGGATCTCTCTCATTACATTCAGGAGA